CTCAGTGCAAGAAGATGTATGAAACTCCTACATACAGAGCATACCAAGGAATCAAGATAGCACTTGATAACATGGCTAAGTTTATGGCCACAGAACAAGTGACCTCTGGCAGAGACGGATCAGCTACAGCTATTCTTAGAATAGCAGAAAGATTTGATGCTGTAAGACAATCGTTTAAAGGTGTATATAGAGACTTGCAGGATGAACAACAGTCTAGTGTAAGGGGTGGGCAAAACCTAGCATATGATCAATAAGATTAAAAGAAAAAAACAATTGGCTATACTACTCTTATTAATATTTGTTGCGTTGTTTTCTAGTGGACAGGATACATTAGTGAGAAAAAAGTATTTGGATTCTGTAAAGAATCAGCTGGCTATTTATACAGTGACATCATACACCTATTTAAATATGTATGATAAGTCTGAGAATGAAAAATTAAGGATGCAAGCAGAGTTAGATAGATATAAAAAATCTTTAGATTATGTAATGTGGAGAAGACGTAGAGAAAATCTACAAATTGGAGGAGCATTTCTTGGAGTGATGATTATGTCATTTATAATGGTAGTACAATTAACTAAATAATATGAAAGAAGTTTTTTACAATTGGGTGTTTCATTTTAACCCCTACACAAAACAATGGGCTGCTATTCCTAGAGATTTATATAATGATTACTGGAGTAATTATGAACTAGAAGGAGTGATTAGAAGCAGTAAGTTCTCCACTCTATTAGATATTATACAAAAGACAGAGGGAGAGGACATAGAAAAAAAGCTGAACGTTGAGTGATTATAAAGAAATACCAACCTATAGAGATGGACAATGGGATAGTCCTACAGTTTTTGCTACACGTGAAGACTTTAGGGACTTTCTTATTCCTTTGTTTAAAGAACCGGGGCAGTATAACTTTGATGAGCATAGTCTGATATTTAATTCAGAAGCTCGTAAGTTTCAGAAACAAGGATACTATTGTTCTGCACCGGTAAAAACTAAAGACTTTATAAACTATTGGGATGACCAAAAAAATAAATGTAGGAATGGTATTATTGTCCATAGTGGAGAGCATACTTGGTATATTAGCCGTGACTATTATATGTGGCTTAACTTTCTTCCTATTTACGACAAAGAAGAAAAACGTTTTGACTTTGCTAAGGTTAGGGATGCCCAATATCACATGGCTCTTTATGAACATCTAGCAGAGTTGCACTATAAGCATGCTATTATTCTTAAGAAACGTCAGATAGCTTCCTCCTATTTTCATATGGCCAAGCTAATTAACCAGTATTGGTTTGAGGAAGGTGCTGTACTAAAGATAGGAGCTAGTTTAAAAGACTACATCAATGAGAAGGGATCATGGAAATTCTTAGATGAATATAAGAACTTTCTTAATGAACACACTGCATGGTATAGACCTAGTGAACCTGAGAAGGTAGGAGCATGGCAGCAGAGGATTAAGGTGAGGATTAACAACCGTGATACATACAAGGGATTAAAGTCTACCATATCATCCTACTCTTTTGAGAAAGATCCTACAAATGGTGTGGGTGGTCCAGTTACATATTTCTTTCATGAGGAAGCTGGTATTGCTCCTAAGATGAATGACACCTACGGGTTTATGAAACCAGCCTTGAAGTCTGGTCATATTATCACTGGTCAGTTTATAGCTGCAGGATCTGTGGGTGATCTTGATCAGTGTGATCCTATGAAAGAGTATGTTCTTAATCCTGAAGAGAACGGGTTCTATGGTGTAGAGTCTAATCTGTTAGACTCGGAGGGCACCATAGGTAAGATAGGTTTGTTTATACCGGAGCAGTGGTCTATGCCTCCTTACATAGACAAGTATGGTAATTCTAAAGTGGAAGAAGCTTTAGAAGCATTGGAGCTTGAGTTTGCTAAGATGAAGAAAGAACTAGAACCAGCTGCCTATCAGCTTACTGTTTCTCAGCAACCTCGTAATATAGAAGAAGCTTTTGCTTCTAGAAAGGCTAGTATATTTCCTCCTCATTTAATTTCTAAACAGTTACAAAGAATTAGTGATAAGGATTATCCTGTAGAATATTTAGATCTTAGTAGAAATGCTGAGGGTAAAATTGTAGCAAAGAGTTCTAACAAACTACCTATAATGGAGTTTCCTATCTCTAAAAAGACAGAGAATAAAGAAGGTGTCATCTGTGTATATGAACGTCCTCACAAAGATCCTCAGTTTGGTATGTACTATGCAAGTGTGGATCCGGTAGGGGAGGGGAAGACTACTACATCTGAATCTCTATGTTCTATATACATATATAAAAATCCTGTAGAGGTTATAGAAGATGAGGGAGATGGTAAAGTGAGAAACAGTATAGAAAGAGATAGAATAGTAGCTAGTTGGTGCGGTAGGTTTGATGATCTAAATAAAACACATGAGCGTCTAGAACTTCTTATAGAGTGGTATAATGCCTGGACTTTGGTGGAGAACAACGTAGCTCTGTTTATACAATACATGATTAGTAAGAAGAAACAAAAGTATCTAGTACCTAAAGACATGATACTCTTCCTAAAAGATATAGGAGCTAACAGAAATGTGTTCCAGGCTTATGGGTGGAAGAATGTAGGTACAATATTTAAAGGTACTATTCTAAGTTATGGTATAGAGTTTTTAAAAGAAGAGCTTGATCATGAGACACTACCGGACGGCACCATAGTAAAAACTATATATGGGGTGGAAAGAATACCAGACCCTATGCTTTTAAAAGAGATGCAAGCTTATAGAGAGGGGTTGAACGTGGATAGACTTGTAGCATTCTGTGCTTTAGTAGCATTTGCTAAAGTGCAACAATCTAACAGAGGGTTAGCTAAACGTATAGAAGTTAAGAAGGATAATTTGGTTAACTCACAAAAATTTACTAAATTAAATTATAGCCCCTTTAGGCATATTGGTCGTTCTAATATTCCTTCATCTATGAAGGTTCCTAGAAGAGCTTTTAAAAATATTAAATAATGGACGTGACCACTACTATTTCAGACTGGAATGCCGGCACATTTATATGTACAACAGTTTCTGGTCCATATGATGTAACATATATCATTCCTGATAATGTCACACTAACTAATTCATAATCATGCAAGTATATAACGCACTAGATTTAAAATCAGGTAAAAAGGCAGAATACAATAAGATGGGTACTCTCACCCAGCCTATTCAGTTTTTGTCTGAAAGAGAAAAGGATGACGAGTGGAGAGCATGGAATCTAGACTGGCTAGAGTGGCAGGGTATGCGTCAGCTTAGACGTAATGCCAGACGTCTAAGTAAAAACTACAAGCTTGCTAAGGGTATTATAGATAAGACAGATTATATTGTGGAGGAGGATAATGAGATGGCTGACATTATAGAAACTCTCACTAAAGAAGATGTATCAGCATATGAACTAAAGTTCTATCCTATTATTCCTAATGTAATTAATGTTCTATGTAATGAGTTTGCTAAGAGAAGCTCAAGAATAATGTTTAGAGCTGTGGATGAAATCTCCTACAATGAGATGCTTGAGGAGAAAAGAAAAATGATTGAGAACGTCCTTCTTCAGGATGCCAATCAAAAGATAATGATGCAGATGATGATGCAGGGAATGGAACCTGACTCTAAAGAAATGCAGGAAGCTACTAGCCCTGATGCTCTTAAACAACTACCAGAGATTGAAGCTTTCTTTAAGAAAGACTACAGATCTATGATAGAACAGTGGGCCACCCATCAGATGTCTGTAGATGAAGAAAGATTTAAAATGCAAGAGCTTGAGGAAAGAGCTTTCCGTGATATGCTTATTACAGATAGAGAGTTCTGGCATTTTAATATGAGAGAGGATGACTATGAGGTGGAGCTTTGGAACCCTCTTCTCACATTCTATCACAAATCACCGGATGTACGTTACATCTCTCAGGGTAACTGGGTGGGTAAGACAGACATGATGTCTGTATCAGATGTGATAGACAAGTATGGATGGATGATGACTAAAGAACAATTGGAAGCTTTAGAAGTTATCTATCCAGTAAGATCTGCAGGTTATGCAGTACAAGGTTGGCAAAATGATGGTACATACTATGATCCTACAAGAACTCATGAATGGAACACCCAAATGCCTTCACTGGCTTACCGGCAGTTTACTTCTCTGTATGATAGCAAGCTTGGAACTGGTGATATTGTTCAGTGGATTCTGGCTGATTCAGAAGATCTTCAAGATTTTGGGAGAACTTATATGCTTCGTGTATCAACAATCTATTGGAAGAGTCAAAGAAAAGTTGGTCACCTTACTAAGATTACAGCAGAAGGAGAAGTAATACAAGACATTGTAACAGAAGACTATAAGATTACTGATAAGCCTACATATAACAATCTTGTAATTAAACAAAAGAATAAGGACACCCTTATATTTGGAGAGCACATAGATTGGATATGGATTAATGAGGTGTGGGGTGGTATTAAGATAGGACCTAACCGTCCTACATTCTGGGGTATGAATAACCCAGGTGGTATTAATCCCATCTATCTTGGTCTTAATGGAGGTAAACCAGGACGTGTACCATTCCAATTTAAAGGAGATAGTACACTTTACGGATGTAAACTTCCTGTAGAAGGTTCAGTGTTTGGTGATAGAAACACCAGATCTGTAGCTCTTGTAGATTTAATGAAGCCTTTTCAAATAGGCTATAATATTGTAAACAATCAGATAGCTGATATATTAGTTGATGAGCTAGGTACGGTTATTATGTTAGACCAGAATGCTTTGCCGCGTCACTCTTTGGGAGAAGACTGGGGTAAAAATAATCTGGCTAAGGCGTATGTGGCCATGAAGAATTTCCAAATGCTTCCTCTGGATACCACAATTACGAACACTGAGAATGCTCTATCTTTCCAACACTATCAGGTGCTTAACTTAGAACAGACGCAACGTCTGATGTCTAGAATTAATCTAGCACAGTATTTTAAGAATCAAGCATTTGAAGTGATTGGTTTAAATCCCCAACGTATGGGGGCACAGATAGCACAGCAGCAAACGGCTACTGCTGTAGAGCAAGCTATGAATGCAAGTTATGCTCAAACGGAGCAGTACTTTATTCAACATTCTGATAACCTAATGCCGAGGGTACATCAGATGAGAACCGACCTAGCTCAATATTATCACTCTAAGAAACCTAGTGTACGTCTGCAGTATATCACTACAGCAGATGAGAAGGTGAACTTTGAGATTAATGGTACAGATCTTCTTATGAGAGATCTTAATATATTCTGTACCACTAAGACTAACTCTAGAGCTGTGATGGAACAGCTTAAACAATTGGCTATCAGTAATAATACAACTGGTGCTTCAATTTATGATTTAGGTAATGTAATTAAATCTGAGAGTATTGCTGAGCTCACTGAAGTTCTTAAGAGAGCAGAAGAGAAAACTCAACAAGCTAAAGAAGCTGAAATGCAACAACAGCAGCAGATGCAGGAACAACAGATTCAGGCACAGCAGCAACAGATGCAAATGGCTCAGCAATTTAAAGCTCAAGAAGCTGAGAAAGACAGACAAGCTAGAATACTGGAAGCTGAGATTAGATCTGCTGGTTATGGGGCTCAGTCTGATATTAACCTTAACCAACAGTCTGATTACATGGATGCTCTTGCTAAAATTCAAACTGAGCAAAGATATCAGGATCAGATGAATCTTAAGAGAGAGCAGGTGTATAGTAATAGAGATGCTACAAACCAGAAGCTTAGTGTAGAACGTGAAAAGATACAAGCTCAGGTGCAAGTTGCAAATAAAGAGTTGCAAATTGCTAAAGAAAATAAGAATAAGTACGATGTTGGAAAGGGTGAAGGAGAGAAGAAGAAATAATTATAGCTCTATAATCCACAACTTATACTTTTAAAAATTAAAAATTATAAATTTTTAGAGTTTAAGTTGTATATTATTAATGTAGGATATAACATAAAAAACCAATAGTATATGCCTGAAAATCAAACAAGTGTACAGACATCTGTACAAGAAGTAGACGTTGATATTGATAGCTGGTTGGGAGCTCCTGGAGCAGACAGCATTGTAACACCGGCTGCTGCACCTAGTAAAGAAGAAACAAAACCTAACTTCTTTGCTCCTAACAAAACAGATCTTAGCTTTCTTGATGAAGAAGATACCGGAGGAGATGATGAAGGAAAGACTAAAGATGTTTCACGTGAAACACAAGCTATCCTAAAAGATTTGGATAGTGAGTTAATCTCTGACGAAGAAGAAGAACAGACATTTAAGAAACCAGGTAGACCTAGAACAGAAAAGTCTGGACTGGTAGAGTTCTTAAAGAAAAGAATAGAGTCAAAGGAAATGTTTGCCTTTGATGACTATGATGAAAATAAACAATCTCTAGATGACTACCTTGGTTCATTAGGAGAGAAGGATATTGAAGATCTTTGGAAAGCTAATATAGATAACCTGAAGCATGAGGTGGCTTCTTCAACTCCTCAAGAGTTCTTTGCTTCTCTACCAGAAGAATTACAATATGCTGCAAAGTATGTAATGGATGGTGGACAAGATTTAAAAGGTTTGTTTTCGGCTCTGGCTCAAGTGGAACAAGTGAGAGACTTAGATCCTGCACAAGCTAATGATCAAGAGTATATTGTAAGATCTTACTTACAAGCTACAAACTTTGGATCTCCAGAAGAAATTGAGGAAGAGCTTAATACCTGGAGAGACATTGGAGTTCTTGAAAAGAAAGCTAAGCAGTTCAAACCAAAGCTTGATGCTATGCAGGAAGAAGTTGTTCAGTATCATGTTGAACAACAGGAAGCCATGAGGCAGCAACAAGAGCAAGCAGCTAATGCTTATATGCAGAATGTGTTTGAAGCTCTTCGTCCTGCTGAGATTAATGGGTTGAAGCTTGATAAGAAAACACAAGCTCAACTTTATACGGGACTAGTTCAACCTCAGTATCCTTCTATATCTGGTAGACCAACAAACTTGTTGGGACACCTTCTAGAGAAATATCAGTTTGTAGAACCTAACTACCCTCTGATTGCTGAAGCTCTTTGGTTACTATCTAACCCTGATGATTATAGACAATCATTGATGAAGCAAGGTAAACAAGAAGCTGTAGCTCAAACAGTTAGACAGTTGAAAACAGAACAAAGTAGAAAGACTGCTAACACTTACTTTGAAGATGAACAACAGAGATCTAAGAAAATAAGTAGACCTCAAAATATTTTTAAAAGATAATTTTTTATTAACCCCTTAAATTTAAAAGCCCTATGGCAACTCCAGTTTTAAACAATGGTATATTCCTGCGTGACAACCAGTACCATACTAGTTCACATGTGGA